TATGTTAGAGTATCCTCAACATCGCAGAGAGGAATATGGGGATCAACAGCAGCTTCGCATGCGTCTAAATCATGGAAAGTTGTAACAGATGATTTATCGCTTGATCCAGGATTCTTGTGGGTACCTACTGATTTACGTACAATGGGTGAAGCTATCCTGAAAAATGAGTATGAAGATGATACATTGTCGAACAGAAATGCTTATAAAGGTAGCGCAATATTGAAAGTAGTTCCGAGAAGGTACTTGAGAGGCGATGTAAACAACTGGTATATGACAGCTAAAACAAGTGATATTGAACTTATCGAGTTAGGATTTGTTCAAGGTAAGAAAGAGCCAATGATACTTAGGCAGGACGCGCCTGGTGTTGGTCTTGTGTTTACACGAGATAGTATCAGATATAAAGTCCGGCATGAGTATGGTGGCGCCGTAGTTGATTTCAGAGGATTACAGGCCGGTATAGTAGGATAATTTAATAAATGTTTAATGGTGGGAGAAGTCGTCTTCTCCCACTGGTAGCATTTTGTTACTGTTAAGCAGGAGGAATAAAATGAGAGTTAATTTTAAAAACGGATTATCCAGCATGGGCGTTCCCGTAGGGACAGAAAGTCCTATTTTCGGAAATGTTTATTTTGTCGATGGCACAAACGGAAATGATGATAATAGTGGTAAAGATCCATCGCGCGCGAAAGCAACCATTCAAGCGGCCATAACATTGCAGATAGCAGATGCGGTTACAAAAGCATCTCTTGGTGATGTTATTTATGTATTGCCGGGAAGTTATGCAGAAATGCTTACGGGTACTTTGACAAGGGTAAAAATTATAGGTGTAAATACAGGCGGATCACCCTCAACATCGCACGAAGTTTCTATCCGGCCAACAACTGGACCTGCGTATACAGGTTCTATGATGGAAGCGTCATTAGAAAATCTCATGATTCTCAGCCCAAGTACCGATGCGAATAAAGCCGAAGATGCTGTATGTCTTGCCAACATGAGATATTCATCTATTGAAAATTGTAACTTTGTTGGAAGAAATGCTTCCTGTGTTACAGGTTTGCAGATCGGATATGAAACAGATGACGCTGCTTCTACCGGAAATTGCGATTACAATTTAATTGCAAATAACCTTTTCAACACATTTTATGGCTACAACTCTGAGTTCACGCATCCTATAAAAATAGGATCTGCCGGCTCAACAGGCGCAGGTCAAAATGTAATGGTAGGCACTAGAATCACAGGTAATGTTATTTATGGCACAACCATAGGCATTTATCTCGGCGTAGCTTCAGGTGCGGACTATGGTTCGATTATCGATCATAATTACATTAGCAGTGGATCAAGAGAACATGGTTGCGCTACATCTGGTATATCAAACATTATAGCTACTGGGACTGTTCTTATAGTAGAAAATTGGATCAACGCTGAAGATGCGCTGGTTAACTTCAATACAGCTGTAACATTGAACAATACAGTTTCTAATGCTGGAACAGCTGCAAAAGAACTTCCACTTAGTGCATAATAGTAACTGATTTTAAATTGGAGGATAATTATATGGAAGATAAAACAATTTCAGGCCCGGGAGAGGGCGGAAAAAAAGAAGCTCCGAAAGAATCTCCGAAGAAAACAGAAGAAAAGAAAACAGAAGAAAAGAAAATAGAAGAAACTCCTGAAAAGAAATAACTACAAACCGTTATACGCCCCTAGGGGGTAGATAGATAGACTTACTAGGGGTATATAACAGTTTAAGGTTTTTATGGCCGACAATAAAATAATTTCAAAACATTACACATTAGATTCTATATATAACGAATTAACCAAATTTTGTTTACGTAATAAAAGCAATTTAAAAATTACTACAGGTGGTTTAGGAAATAAACCTATAGTAGATGTAACTGTACCGGATGGAAAAGAATGGTTGGTTCATCTACATATTGAAATTCATGAGAAGCCTGAAGTAAAACCATGATAAATATTCGTTCTGATTATGGTATAATATATTTAATAACTATGTTATTGATAGGAGGCGTAAATGGGTCAAGGTTTAATAGTAACACCTAGAACTATATTATCTTCCGCTGTAAGATCTTCCAGTAGCCAATCAAATTCCTTCAAAATAAAAACGTCTTCATCTATACGTGTATACGTAGACGTCACCGTTGAAGCTGATACATCTACATTAGATATTATTATTCAAACATCACCGGATAATTCTACATGGTATGATTCTGTTACTATGACACGAATTTCTGGTACAGGTCAATATACTGATACGGCAACAATTGTTGGGCCTTATATAAGAATAAAATATATAATTGGTGGAACATCCTTTACATTTTCTGTAAAAATGTCTCGACATAATTGGGCGCGTTAATAAAAATTGGAGATAATAAATGGCTGATCATAACCCAAACGTAAGTGATTCAATTTCCATAGCTGAATTAAGTACAGTAGGTCTTTCAGTTTTTGATGCGGTATCTAATGATTCAATTTCGATAGCTGAATCGATTACAGGATCATTGCCTGAATTAAATTTAGTTATAACTGATTCTATTTCTATTGCTGAAATTAATAATGCTAGATATAAGGAAGCAGCTGATCCAGAAGTAAGAATTGTAGCTGATACAATGGCAGTTACACAAATCGTTTTAGCTTCTGCTACTAGAACGGCCGGAACAAGTTATTCAGATTCCCAAAAAGTAAGATCAGCTTTGTTTATAAGATTTTATTTTGATGTCACGGCTGAGGGCGCTGCGTCTACATTGGATATTACACTACAAACATCTCCTGATAATAGTACTTGGTATGATGCTGTTACAGTAGATAAAATTTCATTACCAGGGCAGTACACAGAAGTTTTAACTGAGCCAGGTATTTATGTAAGAACAAAATCTGTTGTTTCTGGAACATCATTTACGTTTGGAATTAAAATGGCGAAGCATATGCCTGTACGAAGATTTGAAAGAATGCGGCATAACAGATCAAGAACGGCGGCTAGCGTATAAGGTCAACTAAATTCAGTGATTTTCAAAAGCAGGTAGATGATTTAATACAAGAATCAGGATCTATTATAATTCCTGATACTCGTAATAGAGCTATATTTATGGCGCAGAAACGTTTCTCAAAAGATAAACCTCGAGTAACGAAATATGATATTACAGCTGATGGAAGTTATAATTATTCGTTACCTTCATCCGGTGTTAATAAATGGATAGAAAGATTTTCTGTTTTATATTCAGTAGAATATCCGGCAGGGAAACAATTTCCGGTTTTCTTAGAAGCGGATGAAGGGGATTATGTAATATATAAAGATGATACATCTGAATTATTAAGATTTCCCACTTCAAGCCCTAGCAATGGTACTATAAGAATTCAGTACAGTACGCCATGGACTCTTGATAAAGATACTTCTAATATAGAGGATGGTGATGAATACGCTTTTTCTTGTATAGCAGCTTCTATCTGTTTAAGAATGCTCGCGAATCATTTCGCACAAACGTCGAAACCTTCTCTTGATATAGATGTAATTGACTATCAACGTAAGACAGTAGAGTATACTGATTTAGCTGATATCCTTGAAAATATATATAGAGATCATTTAGGTATGCCAAGAATAAACGCTAAAAAATCTGATGCGGGACCTCCTTCACCCCCTGCATCAGTAAATAAGGATCTTGATATAGTGTTTCCGTGGGGAGAAGATTATATAACTCATCCACGAAAAACTAGATAACGGAAGAAAAATATGAGCCTTGATATAATAAGAACTAAAATAAAAACTTTAACGGAATCTGTTTCCGGTATTGGAGTAGTTCATGATTATGAAAGGTATACGCATGATTGGAGACAATACACAAAACTGTTTACTAAGAATAGTAAAGTAAATGTATGGCAAATTGAAAGGCCTACATTCACAAGGTTTGTTCATGCTACAACAGGAGAAACTAACGGTGTTGAGCGCGTCATCCATGATTTTGTTATTCACGGATTTTATGGTTTAAGTGATGAATTAGTTAGTGATAAAACTTTTCAAGATTTAGTAGAATTA